AAACTCCGAGAACAACTAGGCACAGAATTTCGTGAAACTAATCGTGTTACAATGCTCAGAGACCACAAGATGTAGTGTTAGGGGAGGAATATGAGTACGGGCGGAGTCAAATTAGGCTCGTCTTACGATGAGGCGCGCACCAGGAAGGTAAACGCCGAGGCGGAGATAGCAGAGCTAGAGCTAGCAAAGATAAAAGGTGTACTTGTCGTAGCAGAAGATGTTACAAGTGCTTGGGAAGATGTCCTTGGAGCGTTCAAAGGGAAGATGTTGTCTATCCCGTCTAAGGCGGCGCCTGTTGTCGCATCTGAATTAGAAGCCGGCGGGTGTCAAAAGATTCTCGAAGACTTAATTAATGAAGCTTTAACAGAACTATCTAACTATGACCCTAAAGTTGACCCAACAGCAGCGACTGTCTCTATCGAAACACTTGAAGAAGGCGGTGCAAACGCTAAGGCCCCCGGAAAAGCTAAGCGTAAGTCAGTGGGCAGACCAAAAAAGACGGCTGGACTCGCAAACAAGTAGTGAGCCTGGTCGCTGGCATACGTCTCGCGCTGAGTATCAACGTGGGATTATGGATGCGTGTTCTGATCCCGAGATAAGAGAAGTGGTTGTTATGGCCGGCGCGCAGTTGGGCAAGTCGGAAGCCATCTTAAACATCATTGGATATCACATCGAGAATGACCCTAGTCCTATTCTTGTACTACAGCCTACGGTGGAGATGGCACAGTCCTTCTCCAAGGACCGTGTGGCTAACGGTTTAATTCGCTCTACGCCTTCGTTAAGAGATAAGGTTCGTGACCCGCGTTCGAGAGATTCGGGTAATACAACTCTGCATAAGATATTCCCTGGTGGCGCTCTAACGCTAACTGGGGCCAACAGCCCTGCATCTCTCGCGTCGAGGCCGATAAGACTGGTACTTTGTGACGAATGTGACAGATACCCCACTTCTGCCGGTTCAGAGGGCGACCCTATCCAACTTGCACGTAAGCGAGCGGCGACATTCTGGAATCGTAAGATAGTGATGGTGTCTACTCCTACAAATAAGGGGGCGAGTCGGATTGAGGATGCTTTCGAGCAGTCTGACCAGCGTCACTATCATGTTCCATGTAAGCATTGTGAGACTTATCAACCTTTGAGGTGGGCAAATGTACGTTGGACTGACGATGATCCAGAGACGGCGGGTTACGCTTGTTCTCATTGCGGTAGCCTTTGGAGTGATGCTGAACGCCGGTGGGCAATCAGAAATGGTCAATGGATTGCTGACAAGCCGTTTAATGGAGTTGCTGGCTTCGCAATAAACGGATTGTATAGTCCTTGGACGCCACTTTCGGACGGAGTTAGGGACTTCTTGTCCGTTCGTAAGAACCCAGAACAGCTTCGTGTATGGACGAATACTTATCTTGGAGAAACCTTCGAGGACGCAGGTGAAACCATCGATGAGCTCTCTTTGTCTGATAGGCGCGAGGAATACGCTGATTTAGTGCCTGAAGAGGTGATTATGCTAACTGCTGGTTGTGATGTTCAGGATAATCGCTTGGAGGTGACGGTTATTGGCTGGGCGCGTGATTTTGAGTCGTATGTGATAGCTCATGAGGTGCTTTATGGTGATCCGAGCACTCCGCAGCTATGGCAACAGCTAGATACAGTGCTTTTCAAGCGTTATGAGACGTATGACGGCCGAGAAATGGTGATTAGGGCTACTGCGGTGGATTCTGGCGGTCACTTCACTAATTCTGTGTATCAATACGCTAAAAAAAACACTGGACAGGGCGTATTCGCTATAAAAGGAGTAGGCGGAGAGGGTAAACCTATCGTTGGACGCCCTTCAAAGAACAATATTGGCCGCTGCAACCTATTTCCGGTTGGTGTAGATACCACCAAGGACTTGTTATTCGCGAGAATGCGGATAGAAGAAGAGGGCCCAGGGTATATTCACTTCCCCAACAACTTAGATGACGAGTATTTTCGACAATTGACTGCCGAAAAGGTGGTTACTCGCTTCCACAGAGGCTATAAGAAGCGTGTGTTTCAAAAGATTAGGGCTCGTAATGAGGCCTTAGACTGTTTTGTCTATGCAATAGCAGCTTTAGCAATACTAAACGTAGATGTCAATGCGCTAGCAGATAGGACGAAAATCAAGCATAATTCAAGTAATGATACCCCCGAAAAGGAACCAAACCGTCAAGTTAAAACGCCTTTCGTGCCCAAAACTGGCAAGGGATTCGTAAATTCTTGGCGATAGAGGATTTTTATGGCAAATCTCTTTGATGCTGCGAATGCTCCCGAGGGAGAACCAGAAGAAATCGTTGTTGGCGACTTCGTTCAGTGGAAGCGCTCTAATATTGCCGGCGACTACCCCACAAGCAGCGGGTATACAGCTGAATATGTAGCTCGAATTACCGGCGGCGGCAGTTCAGAAATAAAGATCCCGCAAGCGGCGGGCTCTACCGACAGCTACTACTTATTTACGGCAGATAGCGCGACAACTGCGTCTTTCCTTGTTGGTAAGTATCACTGGCAGTTAGAAATTACACAGACATCATCACAAAATCGCATAGTGGTAGATATCGGTGATTTCGAAGCCATCCCAGATATGGATAACAATCAGGCTGATCCGCGGATTCATGCGGAAATCATGATTGATAAGATTGAGTCTCTCCTGCAAGGAAAGGCAGACTCTGATGTATCTAACTACTCAATAGCCGGTCGCTCTTTAACTAAACTCAGTTTTACGGAGTTGTTAGAAGCTCGTGATTACTACAGAAAAGAAATTGTTAAGCACGAGAACGAAGCTCTACTTCAGCGCGGCAAAAGTAATGGCGCAACAATAAAGGTACGTTTCTAATGGGTATTTTTGACTTTGGTAGAAAGAAGAAAGAACCCAAGCCTCGCTTCGTAAAGCGCACTTACGCTGGAGCGGGTCAAAACAGATTGTTATCAGATTTCTTTGACTCTCAGCGCTCTGCCGATAGTGAACTCCGTCCGGTTATCAAGACATTAAGGAATCGAGCTAGGGAGCTTTGTAGAAACAACGAATATGCCAAGCGTTATGTAAATCTCATGAAGACAAACGTGGTTGGCGCCAAGGGCTTTCATCTGCAAGTAAAAGCACTCGGGGGAGATGGCTTGCTTGACTTGCGCGGAAACCAAGCAGTCGAACAGGCGTTCTCTACGTGGGGACGTGCTGGAAACTGTACGATAGATGGTCGATTGTCTTGGGTTGATGCTCAGAAGCTCGTGATTGAAAGCTTAGCCCGGGATGGTGAGGTCTTCATCATAAAGCATCGAGGTCGTGATTATCATGATTCTTTCGCGCTTCAATTCATTGAGCCTGATGAGATTGATGAACAGAAAAATGAGAAGCTTCCCGGCGGGAATGAGATTCGTATGGGCGTGGAGCTGGATGAGCACAAGCGACCAGTCGCGTATCACAAGCTGACATATCATCCTGGTGATTACGATTACGCTATGATGACGGGGAAGAGCAAGCATATCCGCATCCCTGCTGAGCAAGTTATCCACATCTTCATGCCTTTACGCGCTGGTCAGACTCGCGGTGAGCCTTGGCTTTCGCCTGTCATGCCGGCGCTGAAGCAATTGGGCGGTTTCCGCGAAGCGGCAGTCATTAATGCGCGTATTGGCGCATCTAAGATGGGCTTCTTTACTTCACCTGCCGGTGATGGATTCGTTCCTGACGACATGGACAACAAGACGCCAATCATGGATGCCGAGCCAGGAACCTTCCATCAGCTTCCTACCGGAGTTTCGCTGGAAAGCTTTGAGCCAACCTTCCCCAGTAACGAGTTTGACGACTTCCACAGGTCCGTTCTGAAGGGCATTGCGAGTGGATTGGGCGTTTCGTATACATCCCTATCTAATGATCTGGAGGCGACATCCTATAGCTCTATACGCCAGGGTGCTCTAGAAGAGCGAGACTTCTACCGAGACATTCATCAATTCATGATTGACCACTTTATCTATAAGGTCTATGAATCTTGGCTGGATGCGGCTATGGAGTTGCGCTCTTTCAATATCGGCGCCAATCAATATGAGCGCTTCTTGAATGCGTCTACCTTCACAGGACGCGCATGGAGTTGGGTTGACCCATTGAAAGAGATGAATGCTGCGATTCTAGGAATGAAGAATGGTGTTCTTTCGATACAAGATGTGGCATCTCAGTATGGTAAGGATGTCGAAGACTTATTCGCTCAGATTCAGCGTGATAAGGCTTTGGCGGAGCAGTTCGGCGTTCAGTTTGCTCTTGAGCCTTATGGAACTGACAAAACGCAAGTAGACGCAGATATCGTGGGAGATGACGATGGCGAAGTATAAGGGCCGAGATATCGATACGACTCCCAACGATGCGATGATAGCGGAGGCTAAACGTGGTCTTGAGTGGCGTAAAGAACATGGTAGAGGTGGCACTGAGGTCGGTGTTGCTCGCGCTCGTGATATCTCTAATGGGCGGGAGCTATCTATTGATACTGTTAAGCGTATGTACTCTTATTTTGCTCGACACGAAGTTGATAAGTCCGGTAAGGGATATAATTCAGGGGAAGAAGGATACCCATCCGCTGGACGAATCGCATGGGCACTCTGGGGTGGAAATCCTGGACAGTCCTTCGCCAAAAGAGTTATCCGTTCAGTCGAAGCCGCAGACGAAGACGACCGTGCAGAGATTAGCGGAAGCATTAAGAAATCTCTGGAAAAGAAAGCCAAAGAGCACAACGAGAAAGTAGGCGATACGGCTAGTAAGCGAACTAGCGTTCGCACCCTAAGTGCAGTATTCCGACGCGGTGTCGGCGCTTACAAAACCAATCCAGGCTCCGTTAGACCTAGTGTTAAGTCGCCCGAGCAATGGGCTCATGCTAGAGTCAATTCATTCCTTTATGTTCTAAGAAATGGAAAATTTAGAAGCGGAAAGCATGACACAGATTTGTTACCATCTGGACATCCCCTGTCTTCCAAGGGAAGATGCGAGGAAGTTGTGACATTTGCAGACGAGGATATTGAAATGAGCGATGCGGTAGTTGAAGGCGTTGAGCTTCGAGAGGAAGACCTCGAACAGCGTCACATTCAAAACATCGAGGAGACTGAAGAGTCTTACGTAATTACTTATGGCAAATCTATGCCAGAGGAGCGTGAAAGTTACGAAGAAGAAGAGCGTGACAGTCATGTAGAAGAAGAGCGAAGTGCAGAAGAGTCCGAGCCAGAGGCTGCGGCGGAAGTAGAGCATCGTTCTATGCAACTAGATGCGAAGCCGGTAGAGGAAAATACTCGCCGTGTACGTATGTCTATCTCATCCGAAGAGCCTGTTGAGCGCTCTTATGGTAAAGAAGTACTTGAACATAGTGAGGAGGCCATTGATATGAGCTTCCTTAATAGCGGTCGCGCCCCGCTGCTGCTGGACCATGATCCAGAGAAGCAAGTTGGCGTTGTAGAATCGGCAGAACTTGACGGCTCGGCGCGTAGACTACGTGCGACGGTTCGCTTTGGAAAAGGCGCACTTGCTAGAGAGGCTTTTGACGATGTAGTAGACGGCATTAAAGCTAATATTTCTATTGGTTATGCCGTGAAAAAAATGGAGCGAAGTGAGAAGGATACATTTGTAGCCAAATCATGGAAGCCCCTAGAAGCCTCGCTTGTAAGCATCCCCGCTGACCAATCTGACCTGGTTGGCGTCGGTCGTTCAAATGAAGTTTCTACCCAACCTTCAATCAAAACCAACTTTAAGGAGGACGTAATGTCTGAAGTTGATATTGCAGCGGTTGAGGCAGAAGCCAAGAAAACCGCACAACGTGATGCCGCTCAAATCATGGCATTGACCACTAAGCACAATCTCGGAGACCTCGGTCAGCAAGCAATTGTTGAAGGCCGTTCTTACGCAGAAGTGCAGGGTCTTGTACTTGATAAGATTGGCACTAAGCCCCTCGAGTCAACCGACATCGGCTTGTCTCAGAAAGAAGTTAAGCGCTTCTCTCTTTTTAACGTAGTCAATGCTCTTGCTAATCCATCTGACCGTCGCGCTCGCGAAGCTGCTGCTTTCGAGTTTGAGGTATCAGAAGCAACTGCTAAGCGTTCTGGCAAAGACCCACAAGGTCTTATGGTTCCTTATCAGGTACTTAGCCAGCGTGACCTCAACTCAGATGATGAGTCTGCTTTGTTCTCAGATGACTTCCGTGGCGGTGAGTTCATCGACGTACTCCGCAACTCATCTTCAGTAATGCAAGCTGGTGCTCGTATGCTGCAAGGTCTGAGCGGCGACGTAGCGATTCCTAAGAAGGCTACTGCGGCTTCTGCGGCATGGATTGCTTCAGAAGGTGGCGCGGCTACCGAGTCAGAGATGACAACCACGTCTATCTCTCTTGTACCCCGTCAGCTTGCGGCATTCACCGACATTACACGCCAGTTGCGACAGCAGTCATCCTTGGATGCAGAAGCATTGGTACGTGATGACCTTGCACAGTCTTTGGCTCTTGCTATTGACTTGGCCGCTCTTGCAGGTTCTGGTTCTTCTGGTCAGCCTACTGGCATCAAGAACACTTCTGGCATCAACACTGTTGATTTCGGCACTTCGCCAGTCCTTGTTCCTTCATTCGCTAAGATTGTTGACATGGAAACAGCGGTTGCTGAAGACAATGCATTGGTCGGAAACCTCGCTTACATCATGCCTGCTGCTATGTATGGCGGCTTGAAGACAACTGAGAAAGCGTCTAACACTGCTCAGTTCGTGGTTGAGCCAGGCGGTACTGTAAACGGTTACCGCACTATCGTATCTAACCAGTGTACTGCTGGCGATGCGTACTTCGGTAACTTCAGTGACTTGCTGGTTGGAATGTGGGGTGCTGGTGTAGACATCACAGTAGATCCATACAGCTTGTCAACTACAGGTTCTGTTCGTATCGTAGCCTTCCAGACTATCGACGTTGCTGTACGTAACGCTGTTAGCTTCTGTCTCGGTAACGACGACCAGTAAGTAGTATGACCCGCCCTTCGGGGCGGGTTCTCTTCCCGGAGGTTTTATGAAATACGAAGTAACGCGAGATTGCGTAATTAAAGGCAGTCGTTATAAGCTCGGAGATGTTGTTTCTGACTTATCTGAGCAACTTGCTAAAGATTTAATGGCTATTGGCCGTTTAGCGCCACATCATGAGCCAGAATCAGTTAACCGCGCTGTTGGGGCAAAAGACTCTGAAGAGAAGCCTAAGAAGCGTGGCCGTGCCGCAAAGCCAAAAGCGGAGCCTGAGGCTGAGTAATGGCGGTAGAGACGGATGAATTCCGTACAACTATGTTGGCCGATTTTGGTCAATCTGTGACTCTGACCCCAATATCTGGGAGTCAGAGTACCTTCACAGCAATCTTCGACGCGCAACATATGTTTGAAGAGGTCAGAGGCTCTGTTGCCTTCTCCTTACAGCAGCCAAGACTGACTTGTCGAGCTTCAGATGTTAGTGCCGTAGTCGAAGGGGATTCAGTTGCCCTGACTGTATCAGGGTCAAACAAGACTTATAAAATTCGCGCGGTCATGCCAGACGGAACGGGCATCACTGAGCTTCAGTTGGAAGAGCAATGAGCCACATAAGAACGCGCATCCGTCAGAACCTGGTGACTACTCTGACCGGATTAGCTAACACCGGAAGCAATGTCTACGATAGCCGGGTATATCCCATGAATGCGGAAACCTTACCTGGCATATGCGTATACACGTTAAGTGAGACTTCCGGCTATGTATCTATTAACCCGCCTCGAACACTTGATAAGACAATCACAGCGGCAGTGGAAATCTACGTGCAGATGATAGACACGTATGATGAAACATTGGATCAGATTGCTGCGGATGTCGAAGAGGCGCTATATGCAGACTTGACTAGAAGCAACCTGGCCCTCGATACCCGAGTAACTTCCTTTGACAGCACATTCTCTGGTGATGCAGAACAACCTGTCGTTGTAGGGAAGCTTAATGTAGAAATTAGGTATTCGTCTGTGGAAGGAAGCCCGGAAGGTTAGTCAAGGTATTTTTTTTAAGGTAAACTTGAGCTTTATGCTCGCTCGTTAAGAGGAAACGACAATGTCAACATTTCTAGGTAAAGAAGGAGCCGTATATATTGGCTCTAACGCGGTAGCAGAGGTTCGTGACTTTTCTGTAGAAACTACTGCGGAAACAGTTGATGCAACTGTCATGGGTTCTGCTGGCGATTGGATGGTCAAGAAGGCCACTCAAAAGTCATGGACTGCTTCAGTCAACTGCTACTACGACTCGGGTGATACAGACGGTCAGCTTTCTATGGACGAAGGTTCAGAAGTTGCTGTCAAGCTGTATCCAGAAGGTAACAGCAGCAGCAAGAAGTACTACTATGGCCAGCTTATCATTACTTCAATTAGCCGTTCTGGATCTTTTGATGGTCTCATCGAAGCATCATTCTCCGGCGACGGCACAGGTGCTTTGACGGAAGGTACGGTATCGTAATATGAAGCTGATTGATGTAGCAGTTAGCCACTTCAACAGCAAAGAAGTCCGACAGATTGAGGTTCCAGAGTGGGATACAACTCTCTACTCTAAGAACCTCAGTCTTGCTGATAAGTCGAAGTGGATGAAGCGAGCGGATGGCGATAACTGGAATTATATGGTTTATGCCATCATATTCGGAACGACTGATGCAGAGGGCGAGCTCGTCTTTGACATTGGCGATAAGTCTGCCCTTATAAACAGTGTTGACCCTGACCTTGTTAGCCGCATCGCTACGTTCGTTTTAGATATCGGTGAAGAAACCGAAGAGGAACGCGAAAAAAACTGATAGATGACCAAGGTGATGTGACCGAAGCTTATATGATGTTTGAGCTTGCGGAGCGCCTTGGTCAACCACTCAGTACGATTCTTGAGATGACTGTCTCCGAATTCAACCATTGGTTGACGTTCTACAGGGTAAAGGCAGAGAGGCAGAAGCAGCATGAGTCAAGACGTAACAGCCGTACTAAAGTTCGCAGTAGATGATGACACTGCAAAAGGACTTAGCTCTGCTAACCGTAATCTCAAGAAAAATGAAAGGGCTATACAGCGTGTCGTAGAGCAGCAAAAGAAGCTGGCTCGTGAGGCAGGTAAAAGCGCTGACCAGATAGCTATCGAGACGCTTAAGCGCTCTGATGCAAAAGACGAAGTAATCGCACAAGTAATGGCGCTCCAAAAGGAGCGTCAAGCGATTCTTGATGCCAAGTCCGCTCGGACTGAATCCATAAACGAAGTCGATAAGATGATTGCCGCCATGAAGGAACAGGCGGCGACTATTGGTATGACTAACTCTGAGTTGGCTATCTATAAGGCTACTCAGAAGGGCGCTACGGCAGAACAGTTAGCAACCATCCAAGCGACACAAGCTGAGATAAGCGCTAAGAAAAATCTAAGCTCTGCAACTGTTCAAACAGTCAGTACTGCTGACCAAATGATACAGAAGTTAAAGCAAGAGATTGATTTGTTTAACAAGTCTGACGACCAGATTCTTGCTTACAAACTTGCTTTAGACGGCGCTACGCAAGCACAGATAGATGAAGTCATGGCATTGCGAGCAAAGATGGTCGCGATGAACAAGTCATTGCCTTTGATGCAAAGAATGAAGCAGCAACTTCGCTTTATGCGTGGTGGCTTTGGTCAGGTTGGTCACCAGGTGCAGGACGTTGCGGTACAGCTGCAAACCGGCACGGATGCGATGATTGTGTTTGGACAACAGGGCTCGCAAATCGTTTCGTTGTTTGGTCCTGGCGGCGCCATGCTTGGCGCTCTATTTGCAGTTGGTGCAGCGATTGGCACAAGCATTACAGCTATGTCTCGCGAGGCCTCGAAAGAAGTTGATGACTTAGTTAAGTCAATTAAGGATCAGCGAAGAGAGCTTGGCTTATTGACTGCGGCCGAGATAAAACAGCAAGAAGCTCTAGAGGCTGCTAAAACCGCAGAATTTTCTACTGAAATAAGTGATGCTTCTGCGAAAGTCGAAAGATTAAGTCGAGCGTTGAAGTTTCAAGAGAGATTGCTTGATGGTTTAAAGACTGGCCAAGCTACTTCAATTGAGATGGCTAATCATTTGGGAGTGGCTTCTAGTGATGTTGAAGCAGAGATTACCAGCTTAAATGCAAGATTAATTGAAGCACAGGCAGCTCATGACGGCGTTGCTCTAGCCGCAGATAATAACACTCAGGCGTTGATTGAAGGCGTTCAAAGAGACAGAGAGCGTACAGATGCTATAGATGATTTACTCGTCAGTTTGCTTGAAGAAGCTAAAGCTTTAGGGCTTAGCGAGCGAAAGCTACTGGAGAGGTCGCTTACGGTCAATGACGCAACTGACCTTGAGAGAAAAATGATTCTCGCCTTGTTCGATAAGATTGATGCTTATAACAAGGAAGCTGAAGCAGCAAAGAAAGCCGCGGCGGCAGCAAGAGAGAAAGATAGAGAAGAGCAAGCTAGAGCGGCTAGAGAGAAGGCAAGATTTGAAAGTCTTTTAAGTGGATTGCAAGACTTTACAGATGGTCGCGAAGGAGTTCTTGCACGTCAGTATGCGACTGAATTTCAGATGTTGCAGAGCGCTGCGCTGAAAGACATAAAGAGCGAAGAAAACCGTAACGCCATGTTGCTTGCTCTTCGTAAGAAATTTGCGGCAGATATCGCGGCTTTGCGTGGTGATGGGGCTGCTACAGGAACCAGCGAAGAAGATGTGCTACGACAAGAAGGGCAAAGAATCATTGATTCAATGCGTAACTTTGGTAAGACAGAAGC